AGGTCTTCTGCAGTTGTGTTTAGACTTGCAAATTGTTGTTGAATTAGCGGACCTGCACGCCCACCAACAACTTTAGCAAATTCTTCTGTTGTAATTGTACCTTCATTTAAGGCATTCATCATTGCTTTAAGTAGTTCTGGACCACTAGCAATCTCACCATTTGCACCTTTGATACTATCACCTAGTTTGTCTGTGATAGCCGCAAATGACTTTTGTCCTTCTGTACCTGCTTTTAATCTTGTTGTTGTTTGAAGCATAGCCCTGTCAAATGTAGCAGCGTCAATGCCTGCTTCACCCATGGCTTTTTGCATTACTTGGAAACCTTGGAATGCTTCATTACTTGCTGCGGCGCCTGCCGCTCTTGCACTTTTGGCCAAGTTATCCATACTATCAATTGTATCTTGTATCTTGCCCGCTACTGCCATTGCACCCATTGCCACGGCTGCAATTCCTATGGCTGCCTTAAACTTACCTGCACTAGCTGTTAAACCCGCTAAACCTTTGTCTGTGTCCTTGATGCCTTTTTTAGCACTGCTGGCGTCAGCTGTAATTGTAATATTATGATTGGTAGCCATAGTTATTATTTCCTTTTATTTTGTTGTTTAGCAACATAGTCAAAGTATTTAACCCATGACTCCATTTCTAAACTGGTGACATTGTTCATCACCCAATGCACTGTATGACCTAAAGTTTCTGCTATCTTAAAGATAAACAGTAAGTCTAGATCTTCAGTTAGTTTCCCAATGCTTCCTTTGCCGCTGTCTTAGCCTCATTCATTTCCGCTACAACACGGATAATAATTTCTGGATCAACTTCACGCATGAAAACAATCTTGTCTGCTGGTGCAAACATTCTTTTTCCATCTTCAAGTAACGCTTTATTCAATAGCGTTTCTACTAGAGCTTCAACCATGTGTCCTTTAGCGTGTAGTTCAATAATCTTTTGTTCTACTGCAAAGCTAGTTGCTGCCTTAAAATAAATTGTTGCGTTCCACTCTGGAACTTCTATCTTCATCATTTCTTGTGCTAGGGCACTCTTAAAGTGACCTCTTGCATTGTTTAATACTGATTGTTTTTCTTTACTCATTTTATGGTTTCCTTGTTTTGTTTATTGCTGGTTTTACAATGGCTTTTGCTTGTCTGCTGTATCCCTTGTCTAACCTTTCAATGTACTCTATGTTATTTCTTATAACAATCTTCTTGCCACCTTGTTCAATAACTTTGCCCATCTTCGCAACATTCTTCCAACCACGCTGTGCTTGTCCGGTGTCTATAGGGGTTAATGTAACTAGTTTGGTGAATAATCTTTCTTGGTATTCATTATAATCACGGGCTATTTCTTTCAATAGCTTTTTACCTGCTTTTGTAGAAATGCCCATGACTCTAATTTACCTTACGGTGTCAAATCTGTAGCTAATTGACCAGTACCACTAAAGCTCAAACTTACTGTTTGAACATCACCTAGTGACGCTGAATTTTCAATAGCTGTAACTACTGCATTACCTGTAAAACTCATACCAGACTGACTAGCATCTGGGTAAAAGATTAATGCAACAGTAGTACCTACTGTAACTTCATTAGCTGCCTGAGTTGCACTTGAATCCATGAAGTTAGCGTCTGCTGAGCCTTCCCATGATAACAATCCAGATTTGTGTTCTTTCCAAGTTGAGCCCATAGCCGCACACTCCAGTACCTCAGCACTTTGTGATACACTCCATGAAGTCAAACTTGCAATGTTGGTGCCATCAACTGATAAAGCACCGTCTTTTCCTGCATAACATGACATAAATATTTCTCCTAATTATGTATTATTTAATTGATAACAATATTCAGTGGTGAATATCATCCTACAACTTGCAAAAGGGGCACTTTCACCAGTTGCTACAGTCTCTACTCTTGAGAGCCTAATATCTTCTACAGTTGAATCTAAAGTTCTGTCAGCCATTAGTGTATTTTCAATTGACTCCACAGCAATATTACGCTGTGTGTCTCTTTGTCTTCCACCAATAATTAACACTACTGCAATTTCCATACTGCCCATACGCATCAACCCAGTTGTTCCCATTGTCATAGTAATATCTTCAATGTCTTCATCTGTGGTTTCAATGTATACGGCTGGAAAGGCAGTCTTGGCTAGTTCATTGGGATCAATTGGATCCCTTTCAACTTTACCTAGTTTTACACTGCGTTGAGCCTTTAACAACTCAACTACTTTTACTAGTATATCTTCTCTGCGTGCCATTATCTATACAACCTAGTTTGACTTACTTGTTTGACATCAGTTGATGGATCAATTGAACCATCTCCTTCAAAGTCATACTTGATACCTATTCCAAATTGTATTTCCCATTCTTCATTGTAGCGTTCTTTGTAAAACTCTAACTGTTCTCTGAATGGATCACCCTCTGGTCTAAATGTACTAAGTCTTGGTAGTATATAAGCATACATTGTATGATACACTGCGGTTTTAGTCCACTGTGCTTCAACTAACTTACTACTATCAAATTCAGTTCTGCTGTAGAATTTGTTCCACCACTTGAATTGAATCATATTAATAACATCAGTCTGTGCCTTGGCCAGTTCTTCTGTCCAGTCATCAACACCTTGTTGGAATATTTCTGGTGCATATTCTTCTAAATCTGTATTTGTAGCAAATGCCATTTAACTTCTCCTGTATTAGTTTGTTACAGGGCTTAGAGCCCTGTAACTATTTGCCTGTATTAGGCTGCGTCTTGTACAACTACACCGCGTGTTGCATCAATAACATCAACACCAAATGCTGCTGAAGCTACAATGTCATTACCAACTGCTGCTGCTCTGCGTTCTACTTCAACATTAACTCCACCTTGCATAGCCATGCGTAGTGCGTCACCTGAGAACACTGCAAATTTAGTGTTTGTTAGGCCTGTGTTAGTGTCATTTAAGTGTGAACTTACATAACATGGTGTGCCTGCAATCATGCCAATAAAGCCTGATTTCATAGCTGCGTTTTGTGTTTCACCACCTGCAAATGCAGATGAACCAATTACTGACATAAAGCCTTGGTATGCTGCTGCTGAAACAACACAGTTAAGAGGACCAGTTTCACCTGCGCCTCTGATTGTACCAATTGCTTCATACAATTCATCTAGTAGATTAGTTGTTGCTTCTTGGGCTGTTAATGCACCAAGTTGTGCTGATACTAATGCGTCTACTTTAGATGCAATAGCGTTACCCATTACTCTACCCATGTCAGCTGTGTCAATGCCACCTAAGTCACGCAAAACAGTTCTTGCTGCTAGAAGGTCTAGTGCAATAGTTTTCTTAGTGTCTGAAGGAAGTAGTGTTTCAAAGTCTACACCTGGTGCTGCTTCTGCAGAAATTGAATCAGCTGTTACTGAACCCATAACTGCTACTTGAGCTGAGGCTGATCCTGCTGGAACGCTTACTGTTGGAATTAAGATACCTGGTAGGTATAGTGAATTCTCTTGTGCTGCAAATACGGTTGCTGCTTGTACCGGGACCACCATTGCATCTAAGTTGATGCCTGATCCGTATGCTGAATTTGCCATTTTATATTTCTCCTAATAAATGGTTATTATTTAAACTTTGCCTTGAGCTTTCATCTTTTTATAGATTTCTCTGTGCTCTGGCTTGTTTAAATCAAGTTGTGCTAAATCAAAACTCTGTTGATCTGCATTATTTGTATTGCCT